TCATACTTGGAATAGTCCCCAGCAATAATACGGTCATCACCAAATTGGGCCATGAAACGAGACAATTCGTCCCATTCAGGGCCATGAGCATTTATCCCGACTGCTGTTTCAGCAATCAAAGGGTTCAATGATAAAAACCGTGCGATAGGTAAGAAGTACATTCTAATTAAGTACTGCAACGCTAGTGGCGCTGCTTGAAATACTCTCACCTTATCTTTTGTCCGTTTGGTTGGTTCATCTTTAAGGGATGCTCCGAAGATCAGGTTAGGATGTTCACCTGCATCAACGAGTGCGGTAATGCGCTCGATTTCAGCAAGAATTTCTGGAGTGAACTCCCGTGGACAATGGTGGTCGTCCGTTGGTTCAAGATCATACATGTGATCGGACTTTGGTCCCCCAATGGGGTAACCAATTGATGTTTTAGTGACCATCGCGTCTATGAAGCGTTTTCCCTCAATACCAGAAATGGTTTCCTGGTGTGTGAGGGGTGTTAGTTCTACAGAGTAAAATTTTCTCTGTGCATTAAATACGTCTTTCAAACCACCGAGGTAGTCTTCAATAGCATCGTCAACACTAGTCTGGTCAAAGCCAATCGAGGGTTTGGAACACACCTCTAATGACTCGAACCATGGACGCCAGGCACGTTGGTCGATCTTTCCATCATCCCTCTCAACTGGTGAGATGAATTGTGGAGGACCGTATACATTTGCAACGCCTGTCACCTGTTCTACCGTAGCAGAAATAGGTGTGTCTATGACTGAAGATCTGGTTGTCGACCTTCCAGAAACTGATCCGTATGCAATTAATGCTGGATCGCCTGTAATGAAATTTGTAGGGCACTTGTAGTGAATGTCCCCACTTTTTGCATAATCAATACCGAGCATAGAGTCATTAATATCCTTTGCCTGTGGCGCAGGAATGAATGATGGACTCATTTTCTCGAGCTCATGAATAGCCGCTTCAATTTGTGGTGCTGTGATAGCAAAACCACATCCTTTATTAGTGCCTGTCACTCCTCCAATATGGAAGCCTATGATCTTCTTCTCTAGAGAGTCGGATACAATAGGTGACATACACATCCCTTCGAAAGTTTCCGTGTTCTTGAGTTCATAAAATGCTCCTGGAAATGTTTCGGCTCCATTGTAAACACCATTCGTGTGGTGCCACCAGGTTGTAGCAGTAAACTGCTCCAATTCTGATGTCATGCCATGTAAAGTTGCCATAACTGGATGTCTTACATAATCATTTTCAAAATGTTTTAGCATGTCTTTGGATGGGTGTGCATTATGCACATATATCATTGCTGAATCTGTATTTGGTAATCTGTAGACTTTTTTAGGGTCCAACAAACTCTGTTCAGTTCCTCCAGCATATGTGATAGAGATCTTATCAGTGTCCTTAGGCAGCAAATGTCCTGGGATTAGGTAGAATTTAGATCTTACACAAAAGGCACCACTATAGTGACCTCCAATATCAACAATATGTTGTGCTGATTTAAGCGAGTTGGAGGCGAAGGTTTGATTAACAAAACTTCCCTTATGAGATAAAGGTGTGACTTCTGGAGTCTTCCATACGTTGGACTCCATGTCACGTTTGCGAATATCGTCAATTGACTTGGGATTTAATTTTCCCTGGACAGATAAATTCGCTTTAATGGCTTTATATGTTTTGGCCGCACCATACAGTGCGCCTAATGCTGCAAATGTTGCGACAGCATATTTCACGTGTTTATCCCGGATTGTTCTGAAAAGCTCCGGTAACGTGCCACGCGACTCGACTAGCCTATCGAAGTACGCGGTTTTCTTTGTCTCTACTACTGCTCCTATTGTGGTCATGTGGTAAATTCCACTTACACCGGCATATAGCATTGCAAGTTTAGCTCCAAGAAGTCGATAGATTCCTAGGCTTACTGCACCATTTGTGAGACACATTCTTTTGATATATTTAGACACTTCCTGTCCAATGACATCATGACCATAGGCCATTATATTGGATTTAATAAAGTTGTTGTCCATCCATTGTTCCGGGATGTAAGAAGTCCACGAAGAATATGGTGAGTTCTCGAATGCTTCTATTCCCTTCACAAGTCCTTCGATAGCGAGATCTTCGACCTTAGTCTCGAGCACGCATCGTTTAGAGCGGATTTTGTGTCCATAAGAATTTCCTCTGCGGACAATATGTCCGGCGAGGCGTTCTCCGAATTGAGGCTCATAGTCCTCGTCTTCATCTGATTCGGAGTCAGATTCCACAGTAGTTGCCACTGAGGGTGTACACGTACAAGTCTCCAAACACTTGTTGCACTCTTTACAGAGATTCACAATGTTGGACGGGTCTGCAAATGCTACAACTACCTTCTCTTGCTCATTATCGTGCTTTTTGGCTAGAGCAGCGATGATATTAACATATTCTGTAATAGAAATGTCTTTGTGAGTGATATCATAATGAGAGAATGATTGACCATTGGGCCCATCTCCAATAGGAGTTTTGAGGGTGATCAACCAGATGTCGTTAAGCTTATCCATGCTTCCGAATTTAGCTAGAACTTTAGCAGTATCCAGCAAGTTATTGGTTAAGAACTCAGGACGTACCTTGAGCTCAACATGAACGTGACATCGGCGAAGAACCGACATCGCATTATACGACGAGAGTCCAGCGTGGAGTTCTTCCACATTGGACGTGATCGTCACAGCGTTAGGTTCGATTGATACCTTACCTTTATTAGCGAGGTCAGCCATGACGGCATATTCCTTCACGTTGTTGACGAGTTTAATGATTGACTCCGATGGAGCCATTTCCCAG